ATTATTAAAGCTAAGACGGCAAAGTCAAGACTCTCTAAAGAAAATCAACAAGTAGAGATACGTCTCTATTATGATGAGAGAGGATTAGATCGCTACTATGGTCTCCTAGAATTAGGAGAACTTGGGGGCATGTGGAAGAACGTTGCTGGAAGATATGAAATGAATGGTAAAAAGATATATGCAAAAGAAATATTAAGAAATCCTACTGAATATTTCACTAATGATATAATGGATAAACTTGATGCTATAGCACAGCAAACCTTCTCTTATGGAACGAATTGAGACTACTATTCTCAGAAATCTAATTTATAATGAAGAGTATTCTAGAAAGGTTATTCCTTTTATTAAACCAGAATATTTTGAGCAAAGATCTGAGAAGGTAATCTTCGAGGAGATAACTAAGTTCATTGTAAAATATGGTTCTGCTATTACTATTGAAGCTCTCAATATTGAGACTGAAAATAGGACTGACCTTACTGAAACAGAGGTAAAAGAAGTTAGAGAGATTAACGAATCTTTTACAGATTCTGTAGTGGATGGTCAGTGGTTAACAGATTCTACTGAGAAATGGTGTAAGGATCGTGCTATATATTTGGCATTAATGGAATCTATTGCCTTGGCAGATGGGCAAGATGATTCTAAGGGAAGAGATGCTATTCCTTCTATTCTCTCTGATGCCTTATCAGTTTCATTTGATAATCATATAGGTCATGATTATCTGAACGATTATGAAGAAAGATATGAAGCGTATC